CTGGCTGGATGTGGGGGCTGTTACCACCACCTTGACGGGATACCGCAAGAGTAGATACCAGATGATCGCCCAGCTCGCTGCTGTGGACTTGCCTACGCCATGCCCAGACCTTACGCTGATTCTGCGGTTGCCCTTTGCGATGTGCATTAGGAATGTCTCTTGCCAAGTGTCGGGGTTCGCCTTTAAGACTTCCTTCACGAAGAGGACGGGGTTGTTCTTGTAGCGGATGGTGAACGCAACAAATGGATTCTTGCTGAGTTCGTCTTCCCTCTTGTCTTGGATGCGGTCTATCTTTGCCACCACATCGGGGTGTAGTTTCTTTTTTTCTGGTGCAGTTGATTCTGTCGTCATGTCAGGATTGTGCCTTGATTTTTTTTATTTTTTTTGCGGAAGTGTGGCGGTGTGAGTAGGGGGTAGTGGGGGGGGGCGTGGGTTCGGTAGGTGTTTAGGTGCAGTTTCAGCGCCACCCGTCGCGCAGATCGAAGGGGGGGGTAAACCCGAATCAGTCAGGAAGAATCGGTTAGTGAGTGACCACTCTCCTTGCATAGCGCATGAAACCTAGACATTCGCATATCGTCGTATATTTCTACTTAACACTATGTTCATTATGTAAAGTTATTTTGTTGTTATCCACAGGTTTGTAAGCATAAATGTGCATAACTTTGCCAGTTTCCACGCAACTGTGGATAACTAGGACAACTTCGCGCTGTTTTCTGTGGATATGTCCTCGACCACCTCGATGCGACGCAATGCGTCGAGCCTCATGCCAGACAGGTTCACTTGCACGCTTGGCATCTTGTTTTGAGCGTATGAGGCAGGATTCCAGCGCTCTGCTACCCATTGCCTCGTCTGGACGCGCAGACGCGCCTTGTTGACCTCCTCGATGTCTGTATCGTCGGCAATCTCGATCATCTGTCCTACGATATGATCTGCTGCTCGCGCACGCACGCGAGACAAGAAGCCTTCTTGTGCTGGTGAGTCCATCCATTCAGTCAGCGCCTTCTTGCTGACACCGAGCGCCACACATATCCTAGTCTCGCTCATTCCCGCCTCAAACATATTCGTGATCTGCTCAATCGGCAGCGTGTTCAGCAACGCAATGTCGTGAACCTTCTTTTTATTTCCAGCCATTCAAATCTCCTCTAAAGCCCTGTTAGCCGTATTTTTAACCATCTTGCTGGTATCGAACACCTTTGGCAACGACGAAGCCTCCAGCTCGTCCGACTTGACATCATCAAAGCCTGTCGCACCGCCAAGTGGAAACTTCTTCGCATCCTTGTCTAACCGAACCATTGCAGCACAAGGCATCAGCGCTTTGACTTTCATCGTGTCCTTGATGACTGGTGACTCCATGATCAACTCTAGCTCTTCCATCGTCCAGATGTGTCTGTTCTGGACATCGGGTCTGAACTGCTGATATAGCGTCGCGTCGTGATGATTCCCAACGACCACCATCACCGACCCGTCTTGCATCTCATGCTCAACTGCAACTATCGCTGGCATCTCAGGCACACCGTTCTCGACCGCCCAAGTCTCCAGCGCTGCATAAGCCTTAACCATGCCATTGACCGCACGATCCAACTTCATCTCGTCCCTTGACTTGGATGCCTCGAACACTCGTTCAGCCTGTCGCCACACCTTGATCCGAAACTCTGAGTCCACCAACTCGATCAAGCGATTGATGCCCCAACGCTTTTCGTGCTGTCTCTTCACCACAGACAGCTCAACCAACCTCGAATTCATAAATACTTCAAAAGTATTCATAGGGAAATCTGGCTGTTTTAGACCACCAACAACTTTCTTCAAACTCTTCTTTGACATCTCAAAATCCTTCCAACGCAATAATTAAAAAAATACACATGGCAACCACTCGGACAACGGACAGATGGTGTGTATTACATACACACACACCATTTGTCTGTCCGAAATCCTCGGACAAATGGCGAGACAACTGTCCACCATTTGTCCACCATTTGTCCCCATTTGTCCGACATCACTTATTGAACGAAATAACATTGGCTTTTTGTGCTTTGTGGTCATTTGCGTCGTCAAACACCGCCCAGCACATTGAACCATTTATTATTACTTTCTCATAAACCTGCAACTTGTCTGTGATCCTGTCCCAAGCCTTCTGGAAGGACTCATCTTGTATTGCGTTGCCCTTTCTTTTCTTGAATTCGGACTGCCACTGCTCAATCGTTATGCACTTGTTGCGCATACCGTCCACGACCTGCATCTCGCCAAATTTCTTAATTGCGTCATGCAGACAGTTCAATGCGAGTATCTGGTTTGCGCCACCAAGGGTTCTGTTTGGAGGTGCTGCCTTTGCTTTTGTCTTTTGTGTTGTGTCCATCTCCTCATCTGGTTCTACCGCCAGACTGGATGCACCGTCAAAGTCAATGACTCCACTTGATCCAGTCGTGACCTCGACCATCTTGAAACCGATCCTCTGCCCGTCTTCCCCGTCCTTTTGCTTGCTGATGTGCAGGATTCCCTTTGGCGGTTGAGCGCCTTCGATCCTGATGATCTCCAGCTCGGTGTCTACTGCGCCGAGCAGGGAAGAGTGACCGCGGAGTCCTTTAGTTGCGTCCTTACCAGCGTGGTGAACTACCAGCAAGCCACAGGTATACCGTTGCTGTATTGCACCTGCTGCTGTGATCCATGACCCCATATCTTCACTTGCGTTCTCATTGCCCCCGCCAAATGACCGAGCCAAGGTATCAATGATGATCAGCTCAAAGTTGATCTCTTCCACAGCCTTCAAGTCGTCAATGGCTGCCACCAAGTCTTGCAGGTCTGTCTTCGAGCTGCGCAAGTTGACCTGCCTTCTTAGGAAATAGACTGGCGCTCCAACTGGCGTAGCGTGATGCGTCTTCAGAGCCTTGATCCTTGACCCGATACCGCCATGCCCCTCCCCTGCGATGTATAGGACTGCACCTTGTTTTGTGATCTGGTTGCCAAGAAATGCTCTGCCTGTTGCGATGCACTCGGCAATGTCCAAGGCAATAAAAGACTTGAAACTCGCTGGCGGTGCGTATAAAGCGACGAATGATCGTTGCGGTATGACTCCTTGCACTAACCACTCGACTGGTTCGTCTTGTATGTCGTCCCACGCTTCGAGCTTGAATCCTTCGCGTTGTGGCGTGACCGCGGGAAGCTGCAACTCTTCAACAACTGGTGTCTCAGCAACGCCAATCAATCTTGCAGGAGTCGTTACATCCAGTTCACTTATGACTGCTTGCGTGGCTTTTGTGAGGTCAACCAGCCTGTCCTTGTCCCCGCCATACTTATAGACAAACTCGTAAGCGTCTTCCTTGATCTCTTGTAACCCAAGGTCAACCACTCGGATACTTTTTGTAACCGACTTGAGTGCTGCAACTGCCTTCCTAGCGTACTCCCAGCCGACCAGATCGTTGTCAGGGACGATGGCAATAGTCAGTCCGACTAAGTGCTTGACGACATCTTCGGGGAAGCTGCTTGCACCGTTGTGCGTACAGGTTGCCACCACACCCAAAGACTTGAGAGCGTCGGCTGCCTTCTCGCCTTCGCAAAGGAATACAGTCCTGCCTGTCTTGCGTGCAAAGTCCACCTCTGGCAGGTTGTACGGGACTATGTTCGCACCCGTCATACTCGCGTGCCGTCTGCCGTTCTCGTCTACACGGTACTGCTTGTATGTCTTACCTTTAGAGTCAAAGGTCTTGTATCTCTGCTTTATGTGCTGGACTACTCCGTCCTCGTCGGTGTAGTGCCACTCCTGTTCTAAGACAGGTTCTTGCGGTTTCGGTAACGGCTTGATCTGGGTGAGGAAGTCTGTCGGGTTTGGTAAGTCGTCGAGCAACCCATAGTCTTTGATTGCGTGGAACACCTCGTCCTGACTGCACCCACTAAAGCACTTGAAGAGTGGCTTGCCTTCGTCTGTCTCCGATACACAAAGACTTGGATTTCTGTCCCCGTTACCCTGCCCATGACTGCTTACAGGACAGCTCGCCATCCATTGCCCGTTCACTCGTCTTGCGTTGCCAAGCGCTTGCGCTATTTGTTCGGCTTGCATTCTTGTCCTTGTTCTATTTGTTCTAATCTCTGCTCCAACTCGTAGACCCTTTGAGCCAACGCAATAAGAAGCAACATCCAAAATTCTTGTGTGTTTTCCATAGAGGAAAAAAAACGGGGCTGCGGTTAAACAGCCCCGTAATTTTTAAGGTTATGTTTTATTTTTAATTATTTCTGCACCGCCCAAAATGAATTTGTAAATCTCATCAGAAAGTCTCTTAACTTCTTCGAGATCACATCCCTTTGGAGCAATGCGCATAGCCCAGCCCATAGCTTGCACTCTAAGTTCTATGTGCATTTTGATTGATTCAAAATCTTGCGACATTAAAACATCTCGTCGTCTTCGACTGCCTGAGCCATTGCAGTCTTAGGCGCTGCCTTCGGTTGCGGTGCTGGAGCTGGTGCTGCCATACTGATCTTGCCGTCACTATCAAATGATTGCGTGCCGTCGTCCACCGCATCCATGCCAGCAGGTCTCTCGATCCAAGACACCACATCAAAGTTAGGGATTCTTGTTGTCCCCTTGCCGATCTTCTCTAGCGTCGAGCCTTTGTACTCTATGACTGGATACTTTCCCGCGTTGGCTGCTTGACCCGCCTCGATTGCCTTCCACAACTGTTCAAGTCCTTTATTTGGTCCTGTGCCGTTTGCGCTCCACTCAGCGAGTCCCATCTCCTTGTTGTAGAGCTTGATTGAGAAGCCACGCTTGTGATCAGGTGACGGTTGAGCACCTTTCTTACCCAGACTTGCGTCTGGTTGCCATTCGCGTACACCTTCTCCAAGGTGCATCCAACCAGTCTGCAACGAGTCAGTATCCACAACCATTTTCTTTGGTTTGAACTCTTCCTTGTTTGAGTTGAGCCATGCGTTAGCAGATGGCATAAAGCGGATGTAG